TCATTAGGTTGAGCTTGTACTGCAAACTTAAAGAATCCAGTCTCAGGTGTGAACTTACTAAGTGTACTTACAGAAGCTAACAAAGTAGGATTGTAAGTGTAAGTGTAAGTATCTCTGAATTTAGGAGTTACTTCTACAGTAAAGTGTCCAGTCTCTGAATACTCAATACTACCGTTACGGATAGTTTGGAATGTATAGTCAGATGCAGATCGTCCTCCTCTTTCTGTAGGTTGTTTCAAGTTCTGCTTAGAGAACCTGTATAACATATCATACTCATATCCTATGAAGAAGTCATCCTCACTTAGGTACTGATAGCTTTCATCAGACCAAGCAGCAGCACTTACAACTTCTGAAGTTACTTCCCAATAATTAGTATCACTAGTAGGTATAGAACTAGATGAAGTGTGACCTTGGATACATTTATATAATGTACCTCCATCACTAACATAAGATGCTAACTGACCATTCACAATAGCTTCGTTATTAACAGAGTTACTTATAGTCAATCCTCTTCTGTTACCGTTCTTAGTGTACACTGCCATACCATCTCTGAATACAAATCCTCCAGTAGTGGTAATCTTAGTAACATTAAATTGAGTTACACCGTTAAATACTACTCCTGATCCACCACTTCTAGTGTAAGCAATAGCACTAACATAAGTATCATCTGAACTACTAATTCTACTATCTAACAGTAATGTGTAATCTAGTCCTTCCTCTGTTAAAGCATTTTCAACAGGCATCTGTACTAACTGTTTACCATCAAGTATTAGGTATAATGTACTGTCAATGAAATCAAAACCTGTAATATTATCTGCGAAAACCCACTTCTGCCATGCACTTTGTATCTTTTCTTTTCCATTCCAAAAGTATTTATAAACATACAATGTGTTTTGATTTGTACTGTCTTGCACTAACACCATAGATTCAGAAGCCGAACCTGCTGTTCTCCTTATACTCGTTGGTATATATTTAGGAACTTGTGATGTTATCTCTTCTGCTTCAAATACCTCAGTATTATTATCTACAAAGTATTCAAACATACCTTCAAACTGTCCACGATTAAACGGAAAGTATATATAAGGACCAAGAGCCAATGGAGTTACACCGTCTGATATATCGTACTCAGTAACTGGAGATATTGCTACAGTCTTAGGAGATAGTATATCTGCACCTCTAAGTACAAATTGTGAACCGTTACTGAATAACATTAACTTTTCTTGAAAAGGTAAAGCGTTCTGAAGTACTGCTACTTTAGTGTGACTGAGTCCTACATCTATAGGAGCAGAGTCTAACAAAGATTGTGTAGTAGTCCTGAAGAAGTTAAAGTATTCATCTGCTTCTGAGAACACCACAGCATCATCAGTTAAGAATCCTAATCTGTTCTTAAAGAAAAAGACATCATTAATCTTGCTGCCTACAAAAGAAGGAAAGCTATTAGTTTCGTCATCTCCAGCTTGTCTGCTTCTCCATCCTACTTCTCTATCAGGTTCAGATACTACATCTTCTTCAGGCGATTGTAAATTGAAAGATGTTATAGTATCCCCTGTAAATACAGGAACAAGAGTAACAGGCATAGTGTTAGGGTCAAAATGAGTTTCAATGCCTTCATAGACTGTTGAATCACTCTGATCTTGTTTCCATCCTATAGTTTCTATCCAAGAACCCTCTCCAAATTCTGTGCCGTCTTTTGTTTTAAACCTAACATAGTAATCATCTTGTTCTAAGTCTGCATCACCTATTATTTTTACAACAAACTTATCGAAGCATTTAACAGGTAAATCTGTAATATTATCTACTTCTTTATAAATAAGACCTAAACCTTGTTCAGCCAACCCATCAGAAACTTCAATATCAAAATCCTCAGAGTTACTATCAGCATCTCTACTTTCTATTTGTATTACTGATGCTTGTCTAGTTATCGTATATGTAGTTAAAACTCCAAGTGTAACAGTAGCTGTTGGATATGTAGCAGCAGTGTAAAGTGCGTTGTCGTGCCATGTTTTATCAGCATGGACAAAGTATTTAGGTTGGAAAGAAAGTGTAGGAGTTGCTCCTCCTGTGTTGTATCCTTGTCCTCTGTTAGTGATTACTAATTCAGTTGCAGACCCACCTACTAATTCAACATAACCTCTAGCACTGCTATTTGATCCTTGATTTACAGTAAAAAATAATTTCTCACTATGACCATAATCTTTTACTTTTTCTAAAAAGAACTCACTTGTAGAACTGACATTAAAAATCATGTCTTGCATACCAGAACCTGCTGTATTTAATGTCAATCCTGTGACTCCTGTTTCCCCTGCACTAGAAGCACCGTAAGTACGCTCTAACACATAAGCTAAGTCTTTAGCTATATATTCTGTGTCAGCGTGTTTACCGCTGGTAGATGGACCACTGAAGTAAGTAGCTGCTTGTAAATCTGTTATCTGAGAAGGTTCGTGGTGTGAGTTTGTATAATCACCTCCAGAGCCATGTCCTGTGCCTTGAACTATATCACCATTAATCTTAACAGTGTAGGTCTTTTCATAATCTCCAAGTTTAACAAATATCAAAGCTTTCTTTTTAGGATAGCCTTCACTTATTAAATTTAATTTATTTACTGTCTTCTTCTTATTAACAAGAAATGTATAGTCAACTACTGTTAAAGCTCTTAGGTCTTCTACTGGATTAGTGATACCATTAAGATAACTCTGTGCTATAGATGTTGTAGTTACTGCTATATTACTACCGCTATCAAGATCAACAACACCTACTGTAGGAATGCCTCCACCCAACGATACCTGTACACAATATTTATTGTCTTTATCTCTTTTAACAAAATGTGAGAATAAAGAACTAGGATCACCTGTACTTGAAGGAGTGCTTTTATTTATGTCTGTTACGGCACTGTTGTTAAATTCACTAACCCATCTTGTATTAGGTCTTTTTACTAATCCCTCTACTACAGTGGACCAAGCATTTATCTGCTCATCACACTGTCCAGGGTATCTTAAATTGTCAGGCTGTTGTGATACACCTTGTGCAAGGTTAGGAATACTGGTGTGAAGCAGTGGCATCTCTAACGATCAAGTACTCGTAATACGCTATAGTGATCGAAGATAGTCCTGTCTGCATTCTCAGTATCACTTTCAATAGCCCTAGCTTTTGCTTCTATCTCATCTCTCAATGCAAAGCCTTCTATCTCTCTACTACCTAAGAACCTAGCAGCAAATATTCTAGCAGCTTTAACAGATATGTAATGTCTAAATTGTTCAGGTAGTTCTTCAAATTCCAACTCAAAAGTAATTATAGCTTTTAAGTCCTTAGTCCAAGTATCCCTGTGATTCTTCCTGTCGTACAGTGTAGTACCTCTTTGTACAGGATCAGTATCTGTGTTTAACTCAGGGTCTAAGTCTACCTTTAATGTATTGTTCGGAAGAGTAATCTTACTTGTATTAGCATCAGGTACTAATGGATAATCATACTCAGTATTGAAATGCCATCCTTCCGATTGGATAGCCTTACTTGTTTCTTCTAAAGCATGGACTGCTTGTGTAACTGTTACAGGAACACTTGTTCCACTTAAAGTATTAACAGGTGATTCTCCTATTACAGAGATCATTATGTTTACCGCTTCTAGTTTAGTTGTCAGTGCCATAGCTTAATAAATAAAAATATCGGTGGAGGGTGCGGAACGAATCACAGACCACCCAACACCGAAGAGAGAGTCCTATTAAGATACTAATTCGATAGCACACTCAGGACGGAGGATTCCGTGACCCATAGCATACTTAGCAACGAACAATGTACCTTGACGCTCAATCTGATATTCAGACTCAGTAGCAAGATCAAGTAGTTTAACAGTTCCAACAGCAGCAGAGTGTCCTACGATACCCAAGCTGTTTCTGAAGTCACCATTGTATCCTACTCCGCTTCCACCGAACACATCATTAGCTGATGAACCGTCTCCAGTAGAAACAGCTGACAAGTCAGTTGATGGGATGTGAGTGGATTTGAAGATGCTGATACCAGCTACTTGTGCAATGCTACCAGAAGCAAGCGATCCTGAACCTCCTACATCTTTATTAGCAGCAGAAGTATTGATAGCAACTGCACCGCTACCTCCTGTAATAAGTTTGTAGTATTCACTAGGACGAAGAACAGCAAAGCGTCCGTCACTAGGAATGTCATTCTCGTCAAGCTTTTGAGCAGCTGAAAACAAAGCAGTGATTAACTCAGAACCTGTAACAGCAGCAGGAGTACCTGCAACATCACCAGCACTGAAGTCATTGTTAGCAACATCAAGTTGTCCACCAGTTTTACCGCCAGTAATGACAGCAGAACTACGAGCAGCAGCGATGAATACTTTAGCAATAGCAGTGTCGAAGCGAAGTGCAAGAGCCTTACCTAACTCGTTAGCGTAAACTGAACGAATGTCGTAGTGGTTCTTTACATCATCAATGTTAGACAAGAAAGTAGAAGCCAAAAGCATCTTATCGATAGTGATGATTTGTTCAGCTTTCTTGATGTCACTTAGGTAAGAATTATCTGCGTCAGCGATGTTTTCGCCTGGTGTGTGATAGTCAGCAGAAGCTATTCCTGTAACAGGGAACTGAGCTGATTTACCGTTTTCGATTGTGCGAACAGTGTGAAGGGGTTTGAAAATGTTTGACTCTTCAAAGGTCTGCAAGATTTCTCCGCTGAACTTTTTAAGAAACAAAGCATCTACATCACCAGCACTATTAACTTGTCCTACACGAGAGGGGGATGTATCTCCATTAGCCATGATATATTATCTCCTTTATTTATGTATTTGTGATTAGTGTTTATGTTTTGTGACTTTCGTTGTAACCTTTGTTCGAGATTGTCCACCGCAGTGGGTCTTGACATTAGTTATACTAATTGTCTATTCAAAGTGAATTTAATATAATAATTCCACCTAAGCAAAGAACAGTCAAGACAATAGCCTTTTCCTTCTTTGTTAGTGAATTGTATTTATCTAATAGTTTTTTCATTTATTCTTAGCTTTATTGTGTACATATCTAGTGTAGATTATAGGCACTACATTCCAAAGGATAACACCTACTAGACATAGTTTCAAGAATCCATACACTTCGTCTAACATAGAATCAAAGAATCCATCATCCATCTTTTCATCTAGTTGTAATTGTACAAGTTTCTGTACATCTCCTTCAGATAAAGCCTTAGCCTTATTAGCTAGTCCTTGGTTTTCCTCCATTAACTGTGCTCCTTTTCCTACTCCCCATCCTAGAGCAGCACCGCCAGCGGCAGGACCAGGACCACCTAACGCACCTACAGTTGCTCCGCCTACACTACCAGCTAGTGGGTAGAAAGTAGCCTTGGAACATCCACCTAAAAAAACCAGCAACCAAAAAACTGGGAGAAAAATAAGTGGAGTCCAAGGCTTTTCTACGAGCAAAACTAATATTAAAGGTAATTGTTACTTACTGCGATGCGTCTGTCAATCTCTTCGTGATAAGCTTTGTCACCACTTTTATATCGAGGATCAGACATTGCTCTAGCAAGTTCCTGATTAGACTTGAAAGGCATAGTAGCTGAACCAGTAACTGAACCTTGTGTTAGTCTAGGTGTAACTCCATTCTCTGCCTTGTATTGTGCGTACAGTCCTTTAGCTGCAAGCTTTGCTTGGTCAACTGTTCCGTTCTGTACTATATCATCAAAAGTATTTATCTCTTCAGGTGAGAGGTTGTTTGATGCCCATTCTGCCATTTGATCCCAATTACCATCTGCTACAGCCTTGATGCTTCCTTCTTCACTTTCCATCAATGCTTGTTGACCAGCAGCGTAGCTATCTACTAACTCCTTCGGTAGCCCAACTTCAGCAAGATTCTTATAGGTCTCTTCAGATATAACACCGTCATTCTCAAAGAACTCTTTACTAGCTTCAGCAATAACAGTATTAGTATCCGTGTTTTCTGTATCTGTGTCCTCTTGTTGTTCATCGCTTTGCTCTTCTTCTGGTTGTTGTTCTTCTTCTTGTTCAGCCCCTGCTCCCATTTTCTTTTCAAGTTCACTATAGGCATTAGCCATATCCTCAGCACTCTTAAACTTTTCAGGTAACCAATCAGGTCTATCCTGTTGCGTTTGTTCTTCAGGTACTGATTCAACAGTCTCCTCTGACTCAGGGTCAATCTCCTGTGGTGCTTTTTCATTTATCTCTACTCGGTGTAATTCAGCCATATCTCTCTTTACTCTTCTTGTGGTTGTTGTTGACTACTCATGTACTGCTCTTGTGCAGCATTGATAGCAGGTGCTACAGCAGGTTGACCCAACTTCATCATCATCTCTTGTTGTTGTGCCATCTGCATAGCTTGTTGAATTTCTTCTTCTGTCTTGATCAATCCTTCAGTCTCTATACCTAATGCAGTAGCTCTTCTTTTGAAGTAGTCAGATACATTAACATATTCAGCAACTGCTTGTGGACCAACTATCTGATTAGCACCAGCAAGGAATAGATCAAGTTTTTGTAAGTCATTACCTCGTCCTAGTGCTTCAACACCAGTAACAATAGTAGGTTTAACAATGTCTTTAGGTAGCTTAGGTAATCTATTTTCCTTAGCCATCCTAGCCATTAACCTTGTTACTACAGGCATTTGAAACTCTTGAGATAACAAAGAATAAAGTCCACCTAGTGCAGCTTCAAGCTCCTGGGATAACATCCTTATCTCCTCTGCTGTTACTCGTTCTGCATCTCTTACTACTCCACTGTTCAATAGGAATGCCTGTGACAATCTATCACTTATTCCATTCATTACTGACTGTGCAGTCCTGAAGTCATTGAACTTGTTAAGTTGTAAAACAGATACATCTCCTTCAGAACCTTGTACAATAGCACCGTTAGGAGATTCAGATAATGTCTTAGCCCTAGTAGTACCGTTAGGATTGACCATGAACAACACCTTAGCTGCTGCTGCACTACCCTCTACTATAGCTTTAGTAAGAGCTTCCAAAGACTTCAAGTCTCCAATGTACTCCTCTACAAATCCTCTGCCGTAGTCCTCACCATCTATCCTTGTATATCTAAGTGGTAGGAATGGAGTCTTTTCTATTGGGTATCTACCTCTGGATTCTTCTATTACAATTCCTTTTACATCTTGTTGTACTACAAATTCATTGCCTTCTCTTACAACAGAAGTATAAAGATCACAGCTGTTTTCTTTCTCTTGACGATATACCTCTTCTCTTACAGACTCAGGTAACATCATTGGAGCAACAGTTTCTTTGATAGCTATGTGTGTTACATTCCCCATTGGGTCTCTTTTTACTACATAACGATCCAGTCTAAATACTCTCATACCACCATCATCAGGTAAGTATAACAATGTATTTCCTGTCACTAATAAATTCTTTAAAGCTTCAAAAACTCCTACTCTAAATGCTTCTACTTCTACTTCTTGAGATACACTTCTTTCTACATCTGCTAATGCTTTCTCTAAGTCAGATCGTAACTGCTCTCCTCCCTCTGGTCCTAGCTCCTGCTTTGCTTTATCTAATTCATACCTGTCAATAACAAGACGAAAGAAAGGTGCGTTAGGTGGTAACAAAGCTAAGAGTAATTTAGATGCTAGGTTGTTAACTCCTCTAGCTCCTACTCCTTGATATGGTGTGTAATACTTAGTAGCGTGACTATGACCATCAGGTGGCATAATGTAAGGAATAGTCAACTCAGATGAGGTTCTACCTCGATCCAAGAAAGACCACCTTTGGTTCTCCAAGCTACTGTATAGCCCTTGAGCTGTCTCGTGCATATTAGATTTCTTCGTCAGAAGTCCACTCGTCTGTGGCTAACACTTCTAATATTTCAGAGTGTGTGTATTCAGTCTTGCCCCATAGAAATGATGGTTGTCCGTCTTCGTACCTAGCAAGTATCTTTGAACCGTCTAAGCTCTTACGACTGTAAGACTCGTCAATGTCGATGAGTTGAGCAAAGTCGAAACCACTAACCTCGGAAGTATCTGCTATAACATATGTTCTGTTGTTCATATCTATTAGTATGGTTTATCGGTAGTGCTAAATGTTACACCGTTGTTCGTGCCGTTGTAGCCACCTGTTACCTCTGTTACATCGTTCTCAAATCTCCAAACAGCAACTGGTTCTACATATGTTTTATTATTGTAAATATTAGAAACAGCCGTAGATGTTAATGCACTATCGAAAACTGCAAGCTCATCTAACTTTCCGTCGAAGTATCTAAGGTTAGATGACCAATTAGGGCTATTCCTACCAATATCAAAGTCCTCTGCCCAACCAGATGATAGCCCGCTAATCGTTGCACTTCCGCCATCACTAGCACTTCCATTAATATAAACGGTTAAAGATGTTCCGCTAATAACAACCGCAAAATGATACCAAGTACCGCTAGAGATGCCACCACTAATTCCTAAAGTTACATCAGTATTAACACCTGCCGATAAAACTCTAAGTTGAGAAGTACTCTGAGGTCTTATACCAAAATTAGCTGAACCGCTTGCCCCAGAACCAATAATTACTTTTTGTATTGTATCGTAATTAAACCACCCTGTTACAGTTGCATTAGAGGAAGCATTTAATGGTGATATTGTTCCGACACTTATGTAATCAGCAGTACCGTCAAACTCCCCACTATAACTATTTGAGGTGAAGGTAAATGTTCCAAACGCACTATCACTAGCATAGCCTCTCCAATTAGCACCATCGTATATGATGTAATTATTAGTATCTGTTTCAAAGTAAGCATCACCTGTCGAGGGACTACCTGGACGAGTGGTTGAAGTTGTTGTTGGTATTGTAGTTGGCATAGCTATTAAATAAGTTCGTCACTTGTCCACTCATCCGTTGCTAGGATCGCTAGAATTTCAGAGTGGGTATATTCTTGTTTACCGCTAAGGAAGGATGGTTGTGATCCCTCGTACTTAACAAAAGTTTTAGAGCCGTCTATTGAGTATCTTAATGTATCAGCAGAAGTTTCTGCCACTGGATCAAAATTAACAGAGTTAACTTCTGAGGAATCTATTATACAATATGTTCTCATTATGATGGTACTGTAGTTGAGAAGGTTGGTCCATTTGTTAGCGTTCCATCATTACCTCCGCTTCCTTGGTCTGTAATGGTAGTGCCTGTTCCTCCGTTATTATCTCCCATTCTCCAATACCCTAAAGGATTAAGAGAAGATATATCTGCTGGTGAACCGCTGTTATAAATAGTAGATACTTGAGAAGATGTAAGCTCGTAATCAAATACAGCTACCTCATCAACGAGACCGTTCATTACAGAACTATTTAATTCCCATTGACCCAATCGTAATGAGCCTTGTTGGCTTGCCATTCCAGCATAAGTTCCAGATGAAACATCACTCATAGTCACTAGTGACCCTGCTCTGTATAGATTTATACCGCTGACATTATTTGATCCGTCATAAGTCGCTACGATGTGATGCCAAGTTCCTGTCGCTAAGACTGAAGTTTCTTCTTTAGCTAAATAAGCAGAGGTAGAATCGTTGCTCCATAAAAATATCGAAAATTTACTTGTTGATCCTGTGCCAAACAACCATTCAAGGTTTCCTTTTCCAGCTACTCTTGTCCTATTATTCCCATCCAATTTAACCCAAGCACTAATACTAAACGGATTGTCATTTCCACTACCATCAGTAAATGAAAAGTCTGCATCTCCTCCGCAATCTATGTAGTCATTAGTGCCGTCTAGGTCTACGGAATAGGTGTTAACGAAAGTATCTGTGTTATAAATGTACCAGGCACTTCCGTCATATATGTAAAAGTCATTGGTGTCTGTTCCAAAAGCGATATTAACTTCACCGCTCGGATTGGTAGGTGTGCTTGCTAAAATGTTAGCTTCGGTATCTCTAGTAGTAACATTGAACAGAGCTACTGCATTTAAGAATGTTCCGCTAATATCAGCAGTCGTAAATCCGCTAGAAGCTAAAGTAATTCCTGTGACTCCAGCATTCGTTGTAGCTGGGTTAGTTAGGGTAAATGTGATTACAGTATCTGAACCTGTTGGTACGCTTTGACCGCCAGCAACAGTAAGAACTAATGTACCTGATGACTGAGTCCATGATCCACTCGATCCAAAGATTGCTGCACCAGCACCTCCAACTGTTAATGAGCCACTATCTGCTGTCTGCGTTCCTGTAAGTCCAGCTATAGTTAAAGTAGAACCAGCACTTATTGATGCAGATGGATTAACTGTGAAAGTAAGAGTATTATCATTACCAGCACCATTACCTCCATTATCTAAAGTAGCGGTATCAAAAGTCTCAGGAATTACAGTAGGACTGCCTATGACTCCTAAGCTAAATGTAGGAAGAACGAACATTCTTAGGAGGCGGTGTCTCCAGCTAAGACGAAAGTGTCAGCAGCATAAGCTAATAAACTAGCGACTCCGTACTGAGCGTTGATCTTGGTGTGAGACTGTCTATTGTTGATAGTAGTTGAGGATGCACTAAAGCTAACTTGACCAGCACCTTTCTGTACGAACGAACAATTAAATCCAGCACCCAATCCGCTAGGTACTGTAACAGTTACTGCACTAGCGTTGTCTAACACAACTACTTTACCATTATCACTTGAAAGCAAAGTATATGCAGTTCCTGTTTGGTCATTAATACTAGCATCGAATCCTAAGATTGCTTCACCATCAAAGTTACCATCAGTTAAGTCACCAGCAGATACAGTTACTGTTCCTGTTTGTCCTGCTACTGATTGAACAGGTGCAAGAGACATTAGGTTAGTAGCTGTTACTTTCTTTGTTGTTGGTGTACCTGCTACATCGTCAACTATTGCGAGAATATCTGCACCTGCTGGACTAGGTAGATCGGTAAGTTCTGTAAATTTCTTGTTAGCCATTTTATTATTTTTATTATTCTACTGGTTCAAATAGTAATATCTCTTCTTGTTCAGTCATCATAAACTCTCCTTGCTCTGTTTGTAAAGCGTTATCAACTGTGCTGTCAAAACCATACAAAGCTCCGAAGACAGGACGGATCAAGTTATTAGGAAGAGGTATGATCTCACTAGGTTTCTCTAGCTGATCTGTGAATATCAAAGACATTATAAATTATAATGACTCTGTAGTTCCTGTTGCGTAAACGCTGTATGTACCGTCAGTCCTAGCAGATAGATTAGCTCTTATCTTTTCATAGTGACCGTGATCATCTCTGATCATTACAGCACCGTCAGCTGTTACATCTTCAGAATGTATTACATACCAAGCACCACCTATGTAGGCTTCGATGTCTACTGTACCTCCTGAAGTTACGGATGAAGAAGCAATAATAAAGGTCCAACCCTTAGAACGCTCTACTAAGAATGAACTGCCAGCCCCTGTTGAATTAACAGATGATAGCAGAGTCTTTTTTGAGAGTGTGCGAAGCATATTATTATATAGTTATAGTTAATAAAAGTTAAGACATGTAAACACCAGTACCGCCTGTAGCTCCTCCAAGTGTAGGTCTAGCTGAACGCTTCAACTGTGCCTGTGCTCCTCTTCTTTTCTTAGTAGGCTGTGTTTGTCTAACAGTCTTAGGTGCTTCAGCAACAGGAGGCGGAGGAGGCGGTGGTGCTGGAGGAGGAGGAGGAGGTGGAATGTTAGGTGATGACATGCACATGGTCAGTCTTTTGTTAAAATGTTTTCTTGAAGCTGTTCGTTATAAGTTTGTCTAAGGAATCTAATTACAGACACTTGTCCACTTTTAAACCAAACATCTTTTTCTGAGTTCGTCAAGTCAGGACATTTGTCAGGAAATAATTCTTCTAATCTTTTAACAACAGCCTCACTTATCATAGGCATTAGTTGATCTTCTTTATTCATTTGTGTAACTCCTATCATCTAGTTCATCAGGTAACTTACCTGTTCTTATCATATCTTCTGTCCAAAGGAAAGCACTGGCATTCCAAAGGATAGCACCTGCGTGATCTTCTGATTCATCTCCTTCACTTAATGCTAACAGATGTCTACTCATACTATCTATTAATCTACTTAATGGGAATCCGTTGTGCCAGTTGTTGTCTCCGTACATTTTCCCTCCGTCTTCAAATCGTTTGGCAAGGGATCGAATGGCGATTGGAGGAATAAGGCTGAATCGTCCTCGTCCAGTAGCCCTGTCACGCTGTGCACCTGTGTTGTAATTCTCCTTTTGTCCGCTATTTGGTAGTTCTTCGGTGTCCATAGTTTTGTTATTTGTTTTTGTTTTTTATTATATTGTTCTTTTCTTAATAGTCTTGCCATCCAAGCATTTATCAAAGCATCCTGTTCTGTCTGTCCCTTCTTCTCGTACAAAGCTACAACAGATTCCCAAGTGTATCCATATTTATCTAACCATCTTTCCGCTGCAATAGGACCGACACCTTTGACTCCACTGAATCCATCTGTAGAATCTCCCATCAATGTCTGTACTAAGTGGAAGTTGTCAGCTTCTTCCTCTGTTGGTTCGTGGTATTCCTCTCTGTTATAGTCATAGAATATTCCTGGCACTCCTTTGAAGTCCTTGTCTATACTAACAATGATTCTCTTGTCTTTCCAATTAGGATACTCAGTAGCTAAGATACTTAATATATCATCAGCTTCTATGTTAGCCCAAAGCTGTGCGTTAAGTTCATTAATCATCCATTCCTTCATAGGTTTTAAGATGATAGGTAGTACTGACTTTCTTCTGTTAGACTTGTAGTCAGGGAATAGTTTCCTTCTGAAGTTAGCTCTGTCACTCAACGCTAGGACTACTTCGTCAGCTTTTAACAAGTCCTTGAATTGTTCTATTCTTCCTATTACTCTTTCCTTTGCAACAGTCATGTCAGCATGAACAGTCCAAAGCTCCTCTTCCCATTGTATATTTTCCTGTGCTATAATTGAAGATTCAAATGCTAAGACATCTGCATCAATTAGTATTGTTGTTTTACTCATAGAATATGCTCCAGTTGTTTTGGTATTTTTTATGTTTTGATTTACTGTTAGGTAATGTACTTAACTTTATAGTGAGTCCATGTATATTATCTCTAGGTATTAACCACCAAGTCTTCTCAGGTAAAACATAACATCCTACAACATCTATTGTATCACACATTGTAACTTTTCTTGTACAGCCTGATCCACAATTAATGCCATAGGAATTAGTAGATGTCTTTTTAGTTGTAGCTTTGATCTGTACTTTTAAAGTACCTGCTGGACAAGTGACAATGAAGTCCCAAGGCATAGGTGTTGTTGGTATGTGAGGTTCAAAGTCTCTCTCTAAACATTCTGTTATGAACCTAGACTCAGCTATTGCTCCGATTCGTTGGGTATTTGAAGATGGCATAGGAAATCTTAGGTCAACTGTATCGTACAATTCTGCAACCTTCAAGTGCCAATCATATTCAAGTTCCGCTGTCATGTTTTCTTTCCCATCCAATTAGGTAAGCTAGGAACTTCTTTAACAAATCTATGTCGTCTTTAACTTTACCCATTGATTGATTACATCTGTTACATAACAGACCTCTTATCTTCCCTGTCTTATGGCAGTGGTCTACATCTAAAAGTCTTTTATTACCTGGACTTTGTCCTTGTCGATCACATATAGCACACTTTCCTTTCTGCTCTGATAACATTTCTTCGTAATCTTCGGGAGTTATACCATATCTATTTTTAAGATGTTGCCTCCTCCATATAGCTTCGTAATGCTCAGGGTTTTCTTTAATGCGTCTTCGTTGTTGCTCTCTTCTGCAATTCTTACATCTTTTCCCATAACCTGTTTTTGATTTTTTATCTTTAATCATTTCCGTTATGAGCATAGTCTCTTTGCAGATGTTACAAGTTTCCGTTTTCATCTTAGTGTGTCTCTGCCCATGACTTACCAATCTTGTACTCACCATCCATAGGACAGTTAAGCTTCAAGTCTTTACCTGCTGCTTTGATTGCTTTGATTGCTAACTCTCCGTATGTCTCAGCAAGTTCAGGTTTAACTTCAGCTTGGAACTCATCGTGAATATTACCAACAAATGAATACTCCCTTCCGTGTTGCCATCCTAAAGTCTGTAACTTGTTGTGTAACTTTATAAGTGCAACCTTCATAACCACAGCACCAGCAGATTGAAGTAACATATTAAGTGCAGCGTGTTCTGATCTTACAGGTAGTTCTCTACCATCCAATCCAAGTAAACTTGCAGAGCTTCTTACTTTCTCTTCTATCCTTTGCTTGAGTATCTTTAACGCAGGTAAGTTAGATAAGAACTTCTTCTTTAATATTGCACCTTCTCTTTGTGAACCTCCAACTATCTGTCCTATCTTAGCATCACCTGCACCGTAAAGGAATCCATAGATAAAAGTCTTTGCTTGATCTCTAGTCTCTAACTTAGCAGCTTGTTGATTAACTGTGTGGATGTCTCCTTCAAGGATAGCTTTAGTGTACTCACCTCCATCCCAATTAGCTAGGTAATGTGCAAGCATTCTTAACTCAAGTCCACTAGCATCCACACCTACTAATACATTACCATTGAGTGGGATGAATAAACTTCTGCACTCCTTTCCGTACTCAGCTCTTACTGCTGGTACTTGTGCTAGGTTAGGTTTGGAATGTGTACATCTTCCTGTGACTGCACCGTTTGTATTGACTCGTCCGTGAATCCTTTTATTCTTAACTAACTTAAGCCATCCATTCTCGCCCTCAGCCAATGCTCCTAGTCTTTTTACGACTAACAAATATTCGAGCAGAAGTTCGGCAGCTGGATGGTTTATCTTTTTAAGAGTAGGTTCATCAACCTTTATAGTCTTTCCATCCTCACTAACAGGTATCTCATATCCAAGTTCTTCAAAGCGTTCCTTGATCTGCTTCCTGCTACCAGGATTAAAAGGTATGATCTCTTCCTTTACATCGAGTGCTTTAGCTTTGTTAACTAAGTTCTGTACCATACCTCTACTCTTGAGTATGCTTTTAAGTTCTACTTTGGTAGCTGCATTGATTACTTCAACTCCATCCATGTGCTCAATAGTTAAACTATATCCCTTTGGAGTCTTCATCTTTTTAACAGTAGGTTCAAATATAGCTTGCAGTTTATCTTGCAGCTTTGCTCTTAATTGAATCAGCTTTTGTTCTAGTACTTCTGCTGCTGCTATATCAAACCCAAAGCCCCTGCTCTCTTGCAGTCTTATGATGTAAGCGAACCAATGTTCTATGTCTACCATCTTCTTACTAGGTAACTTGTTAATGAAGTATTCATACAAGGTCTTAGTCACTAGTACATCACGCTCACAATACTTCTTCATCTCCTCATTGTAGCTGTCCCATGCGTCCTCGTTCTCTCCGTAAGTAAGCTTTAACAACTTACCCATCCTGTGTCCCCATGCTTTCAAGCTGTGACTACCTACTAACTTAGGATCAAAGTCCTTACGCTTGAAGTCTTCCTCTCTTAAATCAGGATGAATACATCTGGACATTACTAATGTATCCTGTACCTGCACTAATGGTGGATAGAAGTCATACAACTTAGACAATACAGGCAAGTCAAAACCTATTATGTTATGTCCTACAATCTTGTCGGCTTTTGCTAACATCCTGCATCCCTCTTCTATACCATCACCACTAAAGGTAATCATCTTCTGTGCTATTGGATCGTAGATTGATAAGCAATGTACAACTTCAAGGTCACTAAGATTAGTGAAGTCTTC